GGATCTCTCCTAGGTTAGCAAAGTGCTAACCAAAAGTGTAGATCGACGTACGCTTATATCCTGTGACCCCAGGCAGAGATGCCGAGGGGTAACCTGCCGGACTGTGAGGAGTGAAGGTTTCACGACTCACACCATTACTCAAGTATATCGAGTAAGCTGGCAGGACACGATCTCCAGGGCGCGGCGTGAAATCACGCTTAGCACGAGAGGAATACGTGTCAAAGATATAACCGCCCCAACCCCGTTGAAGTTTAAACGGGGTACGAGGATGATCACCGAGAAGGTGGCCATCACCGAAGCCGTCAGGTCCCCACAGACGGATGTCTGGTGGGATATACTGAAGGCAGAGGGCAGCGCCTTGAAAGTCAAAGTTCCTTACGTAAAAATTATGGAACCGAAACAAGTCAAGGTATGTTATCTTATCCTTAAGATAACAAGGGCGTACGGCAATGCCCGAGCAGTAATCCTTTCCACAAGATTCACGGAAAGGTCCAGAAGTATAACTCTTCTCATGGTTGACTGTGAAGCCAACCGTTTCGAGAAGAGCGCAGACTGCACCAGCGAACTCAGTGGGGACCACAAGGTCATCGCCATAGGCGAGGACCCGAGGGTCATCTTCTGATGCCGCCGATGCAAGAGCCCAAAATATAAGGGTCTCAAGGGGGAACGTAAAACCATTCCCCATGCTGCTAAACTTCTGAAGCCAGATCTGACGATCCTGATACGTAACAGAGGCCGAACGGCAGCTGTCAAGTAGAAGAAACCAATCGAGAGGGAGCAAGTGATAAACGAGCTCCCGCGCGATGGTGTCAGATGCATTACTGAGGTCCAGCGTCGCTAAGGCGCCGGTGATGCTACCTTCTCGAGCCGCGAGTTGATTGCGGCTTTGGTCGGTAACATCGATACCTGAATGCTGTTTGAGACGACGCGCAATATGGTCACCAAGCCCAAGCTGAATAAAACTGTTCAGTACAGGCTCAATAACCGTGCTGCGATAAGTCTTAGCATTCTTCGGGACGAAGGACAGGCGCGCGTCAACGATGTCGACAAGCACCTGATATGTTTCACCGTCAGGCGGGGCAATATTCATAGCCTCGCACCAGGCGGGTACTTCCTCGAGGAGCTCCGGAAGGAGCTTGACGAGGCCTTCGCTACATTCACACCGTTCACTAAGCTTACGCTTGTGCGATGCATTTTTCTTCTTTATAGAAGTTGTCGCACCAGGGCCAAAACGGAAGTTTAACTCTTCGAATCGCGGAACGACTCCAAGCACTCGAGCAATTTTTCGAGACGCACTATGAAGTATAGTGTGCACGTCGGGACTAAAAGTATTATAGCCCCGAGCAAGAAGCCGGAATCGTTCGTTGGTCCGAAGGCAAGAGCGTTCAGTGGCCTGGAATGTTGCCCATGCAGCCGCTTCCTTATCAATGCCTATGTCTATATCGGCGCGTTTAGAAAACAGCGCGGCGATCTGACGTAGATTTATTGCATCAGAGACGGAAACAGTAGCATAGTCAACACTAAGGTCACACAACAAAGGAACAGCATGGCAATCAATGTCATGTAAAACACGTTCCCGAGTTGACGCATCCGTAAGTTGGCACGCGTGGTACCTTGCAATAGTGAAGCAGACATGGTTAGTCTCCATCGTTGTAAAACGGTGATCCATGGCGAGAGCCATATAAAACCTCCTTTAAGTAAGTATAGCGGATCGAGCGAAAGCTACCCGTTAGGTGGGAGAGACTAACAAATCACAGAGGTCAGGAACCATCCCTGCTGTAGCAGCCGCAACCGTGGTTGTGACATTTCCAGCAAGATTGATGAGGATCTGACGTGCGAGACGTCTGCCGGTGATATTGCTCCGTGGATGGGCGAACGATGTCAGAATGTACGTATCTTCGTACGCCACCTTCGGCGCAGCGGTATAACCCGCTGCATTCTGTGCATTAATTGCTTCCATCACGGGGACAACTACTTTAACTTCGCTCTTGACAATACCTGAGGGCAGCACTTCGGATACCGAGGACACGCGTATTTGTGCGTATACCGGCAACGAGGCAATCTGCTCTCGCCAGTTGGCCATAACCTTATTCTTCGCGCGACTTACGTCGACGGGAACAAAGGTATGGGAAACAGGTGTTGGGGCACCGTCAAAAGCTACTAGATTGGCAATATTAGCCATAGAAAGGACTCCGATTTTGCATTGGGGCTACGACGCCTACCAATGAGAAGTAAAAGAAACCCATCGAGAGATGGGACTTAGCGGTGATGCTGTACAAGGAGGGCAACGGCATTAGCTGCGCGTCGCCAAGACGGTATCTGCCCAAACCCTTTAACTTCAGGGGTAGGGACGTCCAGAGAATTGCTTACTGAACGTATATACTGAGCGGCTTTAAAGGAAGAACTCTGGAATCGGTAGTCAGTGATGACCGCCTGCCAGTGTGTTCCCGAAAAGTCTCTTGCATCCAGATACTGACGCTGCGTAATGACATAGGTTCCTGTTACTGTTGAAGCGAAGCCGCGGGCAGAAAGGTACTCCCCAATGGGGATGGCCCAGTCCGCGACGAAACTCCAAGGTAGCAGTTCCCACGCAACGGTTTTGATGTCGAGTAAATCGACCATGGTTGGTACGTTAGACTCTTGAATATAAGCAACGACACGCTTACTAGCCTCGGACTTAATAAACCGAGGATAGGCAGTAATCGGTGCGAAATGCTCGAGTGTAACAAAGCCAGACGGTACAGAAGCTCGAACTTGGGCGAAGTATCGCTTACGTTTAGGAAGGGTGGACTCTGCAAGACTTTCTGCAGCACCCTTAAGATCCTGTACCAGTGGTAACCAACCATACTGCAATTCTAACCAGGCCGCCGCTTGGACCTC